TCTCGTTAGTAGCAATACGACCTGAACTACCCATAGTAAGCAGCTCTGGGCCACGCTCACCAACAAGATACGATTCACCGCCTCTAACCTGACCACCTAATGCTCGACCACCAGCAATAGCGGTTCCGGCAACAATACCGGCAGATGCGTAACCTACAGCCCTAATGCCTGCCGCTGTAGCAAAATACCCAACAGGCCCAGTAAGGATTGCAGCTTGAGCGGCAGCAGCCTGAGCAGCAACTTCGGTGGAAACTATAATCTGAGCTATAGCAATGGCTTTTTGCATTGCAAATAAAACTTTAGCTTCTTTTGACCCTTCAGCGGCTATGCCTGCTAACTGACCGGCCATTCCACCTAAACTTGTAAGAACCTGTTGTTGAATATCTGTTTTAGCTTGAGCTTCTGCTTCGGCAAGAGCAACTCTGTCTTTGCTGTATTTTTCCTCTAGCTGGCCTTTAGCTATCTCAAACTCTTCTTGGCTTATTAGCTTGGCATCCCTGTCAGCTTGAGTTTTTGCTACAGCCTCGGCCTCCAAAGAATCAATAAGGGCTGCTTCTTCCATTGCTGATTGAGCAATTTGCAATAATCGACCTTGGGCGCTTTCTTTGTCTTTCTTTAGTTTTTCTGCGTCTCGGTCTGACTTGGCTTGATCTTTAGCTGCTTTTCTAGCATCAGCCGCAACTTTCTTTTTCTCTGCCGCCTCATCTTTTGTTTTTTGCCTTGCTGCCTCTTTTAAAGCTTCTTGCTCTTTTTCGTACAAAAAGATTAGTCGAGATTTTTCGTGAATTGCAGCCGCATCTGCGCCTGTAGCGCCAAGCTGATTAATTTTATATTGGGCTAATTGCTTTGCAGTAAACCCCAAAACATCTGCCTGCTCTGTCAGCTTTAAAACATATGAGGCTGTTTCTTTGCTAGTGCCATTAACTGATTGAGCAGTTTCTTCATTTAGAATGTTTAGCTCATCAATTTTAGCTACCAGTTCATTTGTTTTATCAATCCTTTCTTGATAAGTAAGGTCGCCACTAAAAATCTCAGACAAATCAAATTGATTATTATTAAGCTTGCCCATTTCTTCGGTAAGTGACTTTATTTCTTCTTTTCTTTCGGATATCGTTTTAGTTGCTTCAGCTCTCAAAAACAACTTTTGCGCTCTAGTAGCAACATCAAATCTATCGCCAAGAGTTTTCATGCGGTCAGCAAGCTCTTCAGCAGCATCACCAGATTTATTCATGGAGTCCCATAAGAACCCACCAATAATTGCACCAAAAGCAATAAGCGCACCTGTTACTGCACCTGCTGGGCCAAATACGGAAGCCAACTGAGAACCCTGCTGCCCAATAATAGTAAAAGCACTTGTCCCCATTTGAGCTTGAACTGCAATATCCTGCAACTGATACGAAGCTTGCTGCGCTTGAGCGCGCATATTTTTCATAGGAGCAACTGTGCTTTTAGCTGCTTTCCCAAGATTTTGCGTGTTTTTCTCGGCTTTGGCTCCAGCATTAGAAAGCTTTTCTACTTCTTCAGTAGCTTTGCTTATGCCTTTAGTTGTTACCTCGATACCAAGCGTTGAAGTATTATCAGCCATTATTACTAACCTCTTTAGCGTGTAAGGTGTCTAATGTACGAATAAGGTCTACCTCAAAAGTAGATAGCTTTCCATAAATAGACATATACGAATTTATTTCATTGTAACTGATTGCGCCAGAGGAGGCATTTTTTAACGACACGAACAATTCCCAAAGATACGACAATTCTTGCCTTAATTCAGGCTCATCATCTAGCTCTTTGGGATTGCGGCCCAAGCTTTTAGCAACTTGACGTAGATTAGCTATGCGGCTAACTGTTGAACCTTTGTCGTATCCAGCAGCCCAAAACTGCCATGAAGCAAAAGTACATAACTCTTCAGTTAGCCCTTGGTAAAATTTCTTCGTTCAGCTACAAACGCATCTACTTGAGAAGCAATGTTAGGAGCATTGACGTAAAGATCATAAGCTAATTTAGAAGTAAACTTTACTTCTTTGCCTTTACTCTGCAATCCGCGCCAACCTTTAGTGATAGCTACTAACAGATCAATTTCGCCACCATCCTCTTTATTTATTAACTTCCTGTGATACGCCCTTACAGCTTCTCTGTACGACTTTGAGTCAACACCCTTTACGATGATGTAGAAATCAGTTTCATCGCCGTTAATCGGGCTTAATATGCGTATTTCTGCGCCCTCTTCATGTGCGTCAGCAGTATAAAGTTGTTCAATATCCATTTCTCTCTCCAGAGTTAATAAAGGAGCCTTGCGGCCCCTTAGTTTGTTAAGCGTCTGCTCTTGTAATCTTAATCTGAGATGCATCGCTAGAATTGTATAACGCTACAAAGTCTAAGGATACTGTCACTGCACCAGCGCCGCCAACTTCAGGATTACCTGAGTTGTATTTGACGTTTGGTAGATTAAACGTGTAAGAGTTACCAGCCAGATCAGTTAGTACAAAAGTTAGGCTAGAAGACGTTTCGTTAATAAACTTGTCAATTAGCGTGCTGTTCTCAAAGTAAGCAGTAATAGAACCGCTGACAGAAGACTTGCCAATAGAAGGCTGAAGCGTAGAGTCAGAGCCTACAACGTACATAGATTCCATGCCGTTATCTAAGCTCAACTCAATCGCAGTAACAACAGCAATGCTTGAACCGCCTTCTGTAATAGACCCTGTAAACGAATCAAATGGTGCAGTAGTAGTTTCTGTTCCATAAGTAGCGCCAGTAATAGGAGTAGACGCAATTGTAAAGTCTTTGCCAACTACTGAGAACGACCCAGTAACCATTGAGTTAGGGGCAACAGACAAAGACATAGAGTTGAAGTTGCAGCCAGTAGAGCGCAAGTATTTACCGATGTCTTGGTGATGACGCTCAACAGTGTAGCTGCGGCGAGTAGTTCCGGCTTTCAATACATCTGTAGCCCAAGTGCCGCATAATACTGCTTCAAGTAAGTCATCAAATGATTCGTAAGATAGTTCAACATTAACATCACCGGCAACACTCTTGTTTCCATGACGGAAATGAGCTACTTGACGATCTTCACGCAACTCTTCGGATTCAATTGCGTCTTTCGACAATCCAATAGTTGTGCCAGTGTGACGAATGGGTAGAAATGAAGGTGTTGACGGAGTAGTACCGAATGTAGATTCGACAACATACGCCATGTTGTGTCTTGAGCCTGTTGCAATAGTCATAATTTACCTCGGTGCTACATGAGCCATATAATTAATTGTTACTGAAATAACGAAGCGATCTTCGTCAATAAGTCCTGCGTTTCTTGATACATCACCAAGCCTAACGTAAACGCCATTGTACAATAAATCTGTACCACGCTTAAAATGATCGGCAATTGCGTCTGCTTTCGCTTCCGCTTCGCCCCTGCCTTTACCGGCAATGGCAAATACATCAATTTGGTATAACCCTGAATACCCATCTATGCCCGCAGTTCCAAGTCCAGCCTGAACTGTAGCGGATGGCAAATGAGTCGGCCTCAAGTATAGCTTATTTTTAATAGGCTTATAGGCAATATTTTCCCACGCCACAGGCGGGGATCGAAACAAAGTACTTAGCCTTGTGTCTAAAGCGGCGCTTATGTCTGAAAATACTGTACTCATTTCTTAACCTTCTTAATGGCTGCTGCCATTGCATTCTTAAACGCCAAAAGATTTACCCGCACCATACCTGTTGGCGCTTGTGTTGAGTGGCCATATTCTACTCTTGAGGCATACGGAAGGTTGTTTACTAGCCAGACAGAACCTTCACCGTCATACTTTTTTACCATAGCAAGCATTCTGTTTATGGTTCGCTTGCCACTCTTGTCTTTTTTCTTTAGCCTGCCTGTTAATCTTGTATTTAACGATGCTTGCCAATTAGCTTTTAAAGCACCAGCTTTATAATTTGCTGGGGGCTTTCTTTTCCATAATTCAGGCTTACCAACCGGCGTGTCCATGATGACCTTGCTGAAAACGTCTATGCATGAAAGCTGGACTATTTCAACAATGTCTTTTTCAGTCTTATCAGCGTATTCTTTAAGCTCTAAGGTGAAGCTCATAATAAACATCCTTTCCAGATGGAGAAACCTTAGTAACATCCATTATGCGATAAGAAATACTATCAAACTTTATAGTATTGTCTATTTCAGGAACGCCCTTGCCTGACTCAACTAACATCTTGATGTCTGACTCCTGTACGGCAGAAGAAGCCTTTTCAGAAATAGTAAATTGCGCTCTAACTGCTTTTGCAGTGAAAGTTACAGACACACCATGATAAAGCGACCCTGAAGCTGGGTCATATCCTGTTCCATCTTTTCTAGATATAACAGCGTCAGCACCAAAGTTAGCTATTAACTTAGATGCTGTTTTTTTAAGCGACTCGTAATCAAACACGAATAACCCTCGCTGAGTTTAACAATAGCTTTTGCAGTTTAGTCTCTGCTGCTGTCAAATATGTAACAGCTCTTGCGCTTGGAGAGTATTCCACTTCCAATTCGCCTACCTTTTCTTTTACTGTTTCTCTACCTTGATTAGCAAGCGGGTTTACGCCGCCATCCAAAGCGATACACAACTCCATCTCAGCTTCTTTAAGAAGTCTGGGTATAGTCGTAGAGTTTATGTAGAAATTATCAACCTCAACGCCAGTTCTTGGCCATTGCAGATTTTGTGGGTCAGTAGACTTAGTTCCAATAAACATCTTAGACTCTAAGTAATCCATAGCCTGAATAATTAGAACCGCTGAAGTGCCTGTTAGGGTAACTCCTCGATCTAACGCATAAGTAGCTAATTCAGCTTCGGAAATATAAGAATTTGCAGTTGATGAACCACTGCCTGTCTCTACTACTATAGTAGCCATATCTATTCCTCAATTATAAAAGCCACCCCCCGAAAGAGGTGGCTAGATATAGACTTAACCTAACAGAAGAGCAGTATGCTCTGGCTTGATGTTCTTAACACCCCAAGCTAGACCAACTTCATAACGAACTTTTCTGTAGCCTTTGTACATGGCAAATTCCATGCTAAGACCAGATCGAGGATCAGTAATTACGATTACGTCAGTCGCCATGTCACCCTCGGAAGGACGAGCAGGAGCGCGAGAAGCTAGAACGATTGCAGAGCGGTTAAACGCCATGTTACGAGTAGCAGCAGCAGTAATAGTAATTGCTTTGTCGCCAGTACCTTGAGCAACTTGCAATCCGGGGGCTGAAATAACAATAGTTGCGCCAGATACAGCAGCAGCACCAGTAACAACAACATACTTGTTAGTGTCACCAGCAAAACTGATTACATCTCCAGCAACAATAGTGCCAGTACCAGCAGCTTTAAGCACGATGCTTGTTTGACCGACAACGTGAGCAGCAGCACTTACGGCGTTAGCTGAAGTTCCAGCAACAGAAGTGTTAACCTGTGCAGATTCACGAATAGGCATGCCGTTTACATCAAGCAGTACGCCTTGACGCAAGATAGAGTCGCTACCAGCATCAGCAACAGCAGCTTGCTTACCAAGAAGGTTAACGCCAGCAGAAGTATCAATTACTAGCTGGTTATCTTGCAAAGGAGCGCCGTTATCTTTCAGAATCTTTAAGACGTTAGAAGCATCGGTGTAATCGTTAGCAGTATTAAAAGGGCTGCTGCCAGCGGTGCCGTATGCGCGAGAGAAAGTAGACTGCAAAGCACACAGATCAGTTTCTACTTCGTTGGTTACTGCGCGGATTGCTTGAGCGATCTTAGCAGCACGGACGTTCTGGTATCCAGCGCCTTGCAGACCTAGTTGCTCATCACCGTTAAAACCAAACTCAGCAGCGCGAGACTTAGTGATTACGATGTCGGTAGAGCCAGAAGTCTGACCAGTAGGATCAGGAACAACCATTGCAGGAGAGATGTCAGATACGTTGCCAGCAGGCTCAACGTCAACTCGGATGTTTTGTCCAACAGCAGCAGTGCTTGCTGATGCGTTCATAGTAGCAGATGGGATCATGCCCGTTAGTTCACGAGAAACGATGTCCAGTGCTTCGTAGATATCTGGCACAAGTGCCGTAATGTTATTAGCCATGTTAAATTACCTTTCAATTATCAGTTATAGTTCCGCCGGACTTCACAAATTCCATCCTTTTAACGGGGTTAAGTGCCTCAAACTCGGCACGACTTCTTACCTTTGTGGCACCGCCACTATTTGAGCCACCAGAGGCACCGCCGCCCGATGATTGATTTCCTTTTAACAATGCAGAGTATCTTGCATCGTTTTTAAACTCGTTCTTTAAGTCTTCAAGTGAAGACACAGTTAAACTTCCATTAGCATCGGTAACTTTAACACCGTCATCATGGAACTTCAATCTGCGACCAATAAACTCACTTAAAATCTCAGCATTTGCGCCATCTGCAAGGTCGGCAGCTAGTTTTAATGCTGTGTTGTTTTTCTTCTCATTTGCCACGCCTTGGCGCAGACTATCCAGCTCCTTTAAAGTGCTTTCGTACTTTTCTTGAGCGGATTTATGTAATTGTTGATAATCACCCTGCTCTTTTGCCACTCTTTCCCGTTCTGCATGCGTTTCGGCCTCAATGTCTCTTTTGGCTTGCTTCGCTCTTTTAGCTTCAGTCAGTAATTCATCCATTTTAGACTTCATAGATGCATTTTCTGCCATCAGTTTTGATAATTCGCCAGCATCAATTATATTTTCTTCTACTGGTTCAATTTCTACAGTTTCTGTTTCTTGTTCACTCATTTTAATCACCTTTGGTCACAAACCAAGCAGTCACTGACCGCTTATAAAAAGGAGAGCATAAATGCGTTCCTACTCCCCAGTATCATACAAGTATAAGCTTTTCCAGCAAAAGGGACAAATTTATCCCTTTAATGGCTCCGGCGTATACAGCTCTTCTTCTGTTTCAGCCGACAGAATTGGTGTTTGTTGACTGATATCTGCATCAAGGTCTTCATCAGTCCGTTCTGGGCTAATTAAGCTTGCTTTACGCATTAAATATCGCACATCTGACTTAGCAACTATGCCTTTTTCCATTAATTGGATGTTAGCCATCAATAATTGCGGGTCAATAGTGGCATCGTAGAACTGTTTGTTGATTTCAATGCTTGGCTCGGCGTTTCCACCCATATACATCATGGCCCAGTCTAAACATTTCTCAAAAGCAGACTCTACGTTAATAATAATTGCTCCAAGCTTGCTATTTTGACCAGCAAACCGGATTTTAGCCGCTTCAGCAGTTTCTTCTCCGCCACCGTCTTCAATTATGCGGGTTCCAATCTTAACCATTTGCATTTCTTTCATTTGCATGCCTTTTAATGGCATTTGGTTTTCACTGGCTTGCAATAATTCAGCTCCGCCACCTTCAGGCAGCAAAATAGCCGATCTTGACCCAAAAGATATGCCATTGGACATATTTTGATCAACCCAAGACTGAGTTAGGCCAGAAAACGTAGGTGTAGGCTGTCCGACCAGAAAAGATGACTCTTCATAGTCAGCAGAATTACGGTAATGAGATATATTGATCTCAGCGATGTCATATAGCGGTGCTTTATCAACACTTTCATCATTATTTACTGAGCCAACAAAAGAAAAGGGTATTTCATCCCAAAATGAGCCATCAAATTTGCGAGGATAGATATCAGAGCTTCCATCTTCGTAAATAACCAGTTCTCCGTCTTCATCGTACAGATTCTGAACATATACACCATTTTCAAGGCGTAGCACTCGGTGATACATGCATTCTTCGTAATCAAAGTTATCTTCTGACGGCTTTAACGTAGGTTCCTGCAATACAACCAATGAAAGCTTCTTTAGACCACCAGCATTAACTGTTCGCCAGTTAATAATCGATTCTGCTGGGTAAGGGAGTATGTTAGCCCGCAAATACAGTGAAGAAACCTCGTAATCAGTCAATCCTTCAGGTGCAGACGGGTAATCAACCAATAATCCATACCTTCCAACCATTAAAGCGTCACTAGCAGAGTCTTTAATCATCTGATCGAGTGAAAGACCATCGCCATTAGCGTTTTTAAGCATGTAATCAATAGACGAGTCTACTTCAATGG